ATCTTCTATGTCAATTTCATATCCTGCATCTTCTATTATAGGCAGTATTACATCTAGATGTGCAAGATATATCCTGCATCTTCTATTTTAGGCAGTATTATATCTTGCACATCTAGATGTAATACTGCCTATAATAGAAGATGCAGGATATGAAATTGACATAGAAGATCTAAGACAACACAGTCAAATAGAATTCGAACCTATTACAGAAAACTACTGGGCAGATCAAGGCAAGACATGGCCTATAGGTCACCCTGAAGCCGGTACTCCTATTGTGCTACGCGACTATCAGTATGACGTGGTCAATAAATTTCTAGCTAACACACAGGCCTTGCAAGAGGTAGCAACAGGAGCGGGTAAGACTATTACCACTGCTACACTCAGTCACTTGTGCGAGCCGTATGGTCGTACAATGGTCATTGTACCTAACAAGAGTCTAGTGGTACAGACTGAAGAAGATTATCGAAATTTAGGTCTAGACGTGGGTGTATATTTCGGTGATAGAAAAGAACTAAATCGTACACATACTATCTGCACTTGGCAAAGTCTCAACGTTCTTGATAAGAAAAGTTATGACAATGCCACCCTGAGTCTAGCGGAATTTATCGAAGGTGTAGCAGCTATCATCATAGACGAGGTACATCAGGCCAAGGCAGAAGTGTTAACAAAATTGTTGACGCAGAACTTTAGTAACTGTGCAATACGTTGGGGGCTCACAGGTACTGTGCCTAAAGAAGCTTGGGAATTTCAAGGCATACTGGCCAGTATAGGACCAGTAATCAATCAGGTATCTGCGCACGATCTACAAGAAAAAGGCGTACTAGCCAATTTACAAATTAACATTCTTCAGACCAACGACGTACAGGTGTTTCGTAATTATCAAGAAGAATACAGTTTTCTAGTCACAGATGATCATCGTATCAGTTGGATGGGGAATAAAATCAAAGAAATTTCTCAGACCGGCAACACTCTTGTGCTAGTGAATAGAATTGACACAGGCGACAAACTAACTGCAATGTTGCCAGACAGTGTGTTCATTAGTGGAGCAGTTAAATTAACTGACAGAAAAGAAGAATATGACGAAATTAAAACTAGTGCTGATAAGATTATTGTGGCGACTTACGGTGTGGCCGCTGTGGGTATTAATATCCCCCGTATTTTTAATCTGGTTCTTATTGAGCCCGGAAAGAGCTTTGTTCGAGTTATACAAAGCATTGGACGGGGTATTCGGCGAGCCGAAGACAAGGACCACGTGGAAATCTGGGATATCACCAGCGCCTGCAAATACGCTAAAAGACATCTTACGGAACGTAAGAAATTTTATAAAGAAGCGAAGTACCCCTTCGTGATAACAAAGGTCAATATATGAAAATACTAACACTAAACAACAGATCTTTTGATCTAAACGAATTACCAGATGAGGTAGATGAAGATACAAGATTTTCAGTACTAGATAATTCAAATCCCAACGAACCTGATTTCTTTTTCATGCCGTTGATTTTTCTTGAATCATTTAATAGCCCTGCAATATTGTTAAACATTGGAGGGTATGAAATACAGATGCCCTTAGATTGGTGTATGATTGTAGGAGATCGTGACTGTGGAATGGATCCGGAAGTATTACCGTTGACCAGTATTAATGAGCGTGGATTCGATGCATTTATTTTTAATCCTGTGAAAGGATTTAAATGCGAGTATATGCCCATAGAAATAGTTAACATTTATCAAGATGTGCGCTGGTATTTCCCTAAGATGAAAAACGGACAGTTGTTAACTGTGCCATTACACGACGACCCAAATCCGCCTTGTGCTTATTTTGTCAAAGAAGTCAGCAGACAAAGTGAAATACTACAACTGGACAAAGTTTTGTGATAAGTAAAAAATAAGGATATTATATGAAACAAGGAAAAGTATGGGGTCAGACAGAATTACTAGAAGCTAATGGAGTTTTAGAATTTCATAGAATTGAAGCTCGAGCAGGCGGCGTGTGTTCAAAGCATACACACAAATTCAAGTGGAATGGATTTTTTGTAGAGTCCGGGGAAATGATTATTCGAGTATGGAAAAACAACTACGATCTAGTAGACGAAACTATATTGACAGCTGGTCAATATACAAAAGTTGCTCCCGGAGAATATCATCAGTTTGAAGCAGTTACAGACTGTGTTGCTTTTGAATTATATTGGGCAGAATTTGATCATGATGATATTACCAGAGAGACAGTGGGATTTAGTAAATGAAGGAAATTAAAGGCTGGGCCATGCCAGATAATGACATGCATTTTGAAATATATCTGTTGCAATATCCGGGTACAACATATCAGCAATTGACAATCGATGCATCATATAATTTTGTAAAAAAATTTAATACTGTAATCGATGTTGGAGGAAATGTAGGGTTACACACTGTTAGATTTGCACAAAAATTTAAACATGTTCATTCTTTTGAACCAGTAACATCTAACTTCAAGTGTCTTGAAGAAAATTGTAAAAGTTTTACAAACATAGTGTTACATAACTACGGGTTGGGTAGTTGTAATGAGGAAACTGTTATTTCTTTGCCGGCGTCTTCAGACAATTGCGGAAACTACTCAATAGTTGATTTTCAGTCTAACAGCGACGAATTAATAAAAGAAGAAATTCAAATTATAAAATTAGACGATCTTCAGCTTGAGGCAGATTTAATAAAAATTGACACTCAGGGGTTTGAATTTCCTGTGCTGCAGGGAGCAATTAAAACAATTGAGCGATGTAAGCCTGTTATTATTTTGGAAGCAGAGTTTAAAATACAATTTGATATTTTGTCATCTTTCCTAACTGATTTAGGATATATTCCTGCAACAAAAATTAAACGTGATTACATTTGGGTGCATGAGGACAATAAATGAGCGATCCCATAGCACACAAACTTAAAACAGCATTTTCTTCTTTCGTGCCTGCTACCTGTCTTGACGTTGGAGCAAACACCGGGCAGTTTGTTACAGAATGGCGGAAAATATTTCCTAACTGTGAAGTAACATCAATTGAGCCGAATCCTCATTGTGAAAAAGGTCTTAGAAAATTAGGAGTAAATTATTTGCAATGTGCTGTCTCTGATAAAATTGGAGAGTTAGAACTGATTGTTCCTAAATTTAAACTCAATTCTAAAGGTGGATCATTCTATAAAGAAATTAATTTTAATAGTGTATCTGATGATCAAATACTTAAAATTACCGTTCCGGTTACTACTCTAGATACTTTATTTTCCACTAAGAAATTTGATGTAATTAAAATTGATGTTCAAGGTGCTGAACTAGATGTTATAAATGGTGGAGTTACCACCTTGATCAATTCTTCATATATTATTATTGAAGTTTCGTTAATTCCATATAACGAAGGTGCACCGTTAGCAGATGTTATCGTACGCCGTATGGAAGATTTTAATTTTTTTATTCAGGATATTGTTGGCATGCATACCAACAAATCCGGCAACACAATACAATTAGATTTATTGTTTTCAAAAATCGATACACATAGACTATCTGCTATTAATAATTTTAAAAAAGAATTAGGACTATAAATGAAAATTGGAATCGTATCGACTTTTAGTGATCAAGGTTACGAAGATTATGCAAAAAACTTCGTAACCAGTCTTAACAATAATTTGGATAAATCTGTTGAAGTATTTCTTTATATAGATGATAATAAAAGATTATTTAAAAGAAGTCATAATATAAACATCATAAATTTAGAAAAAGCAGTTCCTAATTTGACTGAATTTAAAAATAGGAATAAAACTAAACCTATCGATTCATTTATGAACGACGGAGTGAGATTCAGTCACAAAAGTTATGCTATTTGGCATGCTGCAATGCATAGCGGTGTAGATATATTAATTTGGTTGGATGCTGACACTGAATTAGTTCGACCATTATCGGCAAAATATTTACAGAAGTTTTTACCAAATGGGTACTTTACCAGCTACTTAGGAAGAGACACGTATAGTGAAACTGGATTTATTGCATTTGATTTAAGAAATCCTTATACCAAAGAATTTTTTGATGTTTTTAAAAATTATTACGATTCTGATAAAATATACACACTAGAAGCATACACTGACTGTCACGTGTTTGATGCTACTAGAAAAGAATTAGAAAATCTTAAAAAGATAACAGGTTACAATCTTACACCCAATATCACAAAAAGTCATTTTAATCAAACATTTAAAGGTTACATGATACATTTTAAAGGCGGCAGAAAAGAAAAAAGAGATGAAACTATTGCAAAATTAAGGAAAAAAATAAAATGAAAAAAGTAGCGTTTGTCACAGGAATGACAGGACAAGATGGTCCTTATCTTGCAAAATTTCTTCTTGAAAAAGATTATAAAGTATACGGTTTAATAAAAAGATATTCTAATCCAAATTTAAATAATCTTGAATTTTTAGGAATTGAAAACGATGTTGAGTTAGTAACTGGTGATATTACTGACGACGGGTCTATGAATCATATTATTAAAAATTTAAAACCTAATGAAATATACAATCTAGCAGCACAGAGTTTTGTAGGTGCAAGTTGGGATTTAAACAAATTAACTACAGAAGTTAATAGTCTAGGCCCTTTAAATATTTTAAATTCTATAAAAATGCACAGTCCGTTGTCTAGATACTATCAGGCAAGTACTAGTGAAATGTACGGTAATAGTAACGGCGGAATGCAGGATGAGAATACAACTTTTAAACCAAGAAGTCCGTACGGAGTTAGTAAATTATATGCATACTGGATGACTATTAATTTTAGAGAAAGCTATAGCATACACGCATCAAATGGAATTTTGTTTAATCATGAAAGCCCATTGAGAGGAATAGAATTTGTAACTAGAAAAGTTACCAACGGAATTGCTAAAATAAAATTAGGATTACAAGATAAACTAACCCTAGGCAATCTTGATAGCAAGAGAGATTGGGGATATGCTGGAGATTTTGTAGAAGCCATGTGGCTGATGGTACAACAAGAAGAACCAGGGGATTATGTAGTAAGTACTGGTATTCAACATAGTATTGCAGATCTGTTGACTATTGGGTTTTCTCATGTTGGAATTACGGATTGGAAAAAATATATCGAATTAGATCCTAGATTTAAACGTCCTGCAGAATTACACAGTTTGTGTGGTGATAGTGCTAAAGCTAAAAAAGTGCTGGGATGGCAACCAAAAATAAATTTTGAAACATTGATTAAAGAAATGGTAGATGCAGATTTAAAAAGATTACAGAAAAATAAGAAAGATTAAAATAGAGACGATTGACTCGGTAAATTTTAAATGGCAAAACAAAATGTAAAAGTAGATAGTCAGTTTAATGACAAACCACGCATTGAATTTTTTAGAAAATTTACCGAAGGCAAAAAGGTATTACACGTTGGCTTTGTAGATTATCCAAAACCTAGACCTTGGAAAAGCCTTCATTTAGATCTAGCTCCGTTCTGTAAAATACTAGATGGCGTAGATCCCAATATAGATGTAGCATCTGAACTCGTTGTAAAAAACGGAACATTTTTTAAAGATTGGTCTAATATAAAAGATGAGTATGATGTAATACTTGTACCAGAAGTAATTGAACACGTCATCAATGTTAAAGAATTTTTACAAATATTTGATAACTATTCTGGTATTTTAATTATAACAGCACCGGATGCATATTTGTTACATCATCACTTTGTTGAAAAACCAGATGATATATTTCAAGAATTTGTACACTCTGATCATAAATGCTGGTATAGCCCGTATACACTAATGAATACTATCAATACCTGTAGCCAAACAAGGAAAGTACAATCATTGCACTGGCTTTCGAAACAATCGATATGTGCAATTTGTTATTAAAAATAATATTATGAAAGCAGTTATATATCACGCAGATGCTAGTATAGCAGGGAAATTTCCCAAAGATACCTATAAGAATATTACATTAGGTCTTAAAGAAAATCTACGATCTTTTAATATTCCCCTTGTACATATAACCTTAACAGGTCACGAAGGCTGGGGCGATGAGAATTATTTTTATGATGGCGATCCTGAAGACGTAGTATATAATAGAGAAAAGTTTTTTTTAGAATTTTTAAAAACCTGTGATGATGACGTCTACTGGTTTACAGAGCCTGATAGTAGATTAAACGGTGAGTTACCTCCTCTTACTACCGATTTAGCATTATTGCGCAGAAATGACAATGTAACAATTAGTCCATGGTGGCGCCTGGCTAAAAAAAGTGCAGTTCCATTCTTTGAAGAATTAATAACTCACTTTGATATGGAAAGAAAGGGTTGGGATGGTGATAGCATAGCATTTATCAAGATGTGGGAAGTTATGGGAAAACCAGATTGGGGTATTTATGAATGGCAGGGGCTAACGGTTGATTTACGAGATTATAGACTGTACACTGGAAAAAACAATCCCTATTCTAGGCAGTGGAAAAGTTATAACAAATTAGAGTTAATAGATGAAAATTTTGATAACCGGTAACTCGGGATACATTGGTTCGCATCTTACCAAACTTCTAAACAATAGAGGCGATATTGAACTATACGGGTTAGATAAGTCTAGACCCGTTGTTGCTATGGAAAGATTTTCCTGGAACAATATAACAATGCCGGGATATTTCAAATGGACTATAGAAGATATCGAATTTGATTGTGTAATTCATTTGGCAGCGGAAGTGGCTGTAGGTCGCAGTGTAACAAATCCTATAGTGTATTATCAAACAAACACATTAGGAACATTGCGAGTCCTACAAGATCTAAAATTCAAACGATTTATACACGCCAGTACAGGTTCGGCAGGACCAATGAATAATCCCTACGGAATTAGTAAACGTGCTGCTGAACAAATTGTAGATCAATATTGTAAAGAACGATCTATTCCGTTTACCACTTTTAGATTTTACAATGTAACGGGATCTGATGGCATAATGCCCACTAATCCCGACGGTTTAATGTGGAATCTAATAAACGCACAAAAGACTGGCGTATTTAATTTGTTTGGTGATGACTACAATACTCTAGACGGATCAGCAGTACGCGACTACACTCATGTCAATGAAATCTGTCGTGCTCTAGAACAGGCCATTGACCGTTCAACAAATCAAATAGAAAATCTAGGTCACGGAGTTGGAACAACAGTTAAACAAATGATTGAGTTATATAAACAAGTTAATCACTGTGAGTTTGAGACTGTTATTTGCCCGAGAAGAGAGGGCGATCTCGAATCTAGTGTACTTGACGCTCCGTCACCTTTTATGCAACAATTATATACTATGGGAGATTTATTAAAGTTATGAAAATTGAAGACTGGATAGTAATACCGGGAGATAAGGCCATAAGATCGGCTCTTAAAAAAGCAGACATTAATATTGATCGGGAACCTTGTGTTCTTGATTATCAAAAAAGTAAACTTGATAGTGCATTAGGATTTGTTAATAATTTTACTACAGCTATAGATGCAGGTGCTAACTATGGTATAATGAGTTACAATTTAAATAGCAAGTTTTCTAAGATTTATGCATTTGAAGTGGATACTCCGGTTCGAGATTGTCTTATAAAAAATGTAGAAAAATTTCAATTAGATAATGTAGTAGTGTGTGATTGTGGCCTAAGTGACAAAGAAGAACTTGTTTCTTTAACTCACAAAAAAACTACTTTTGGTACTCATATCAATAAAGAAGTTGCTGGAACACATATTTGTAAAACTTTAGATTCTTTTGAATTAACAGAAGTTGGATTTATAAAATTAGACTGCGAAGGATATGAGCCTTATATTCTAAAAGGTGCCGAGCAAACTATTAAAAAATATAGACCTGTAATATTGATGGAAGAAAAAAACTATTCAAAACGGTATTACGGTGAGGAAGGAAATCTAGCAGTTGATCTTTTGTTGTCTTGGGGCTACACTATGGAAGTAAGTTGGCCAAAAGACTGTGTTATGATTTATAAAAGTTAATATGGGCACATTAACTCCCGGCGCAACCTATGTTTACGAACGGAATGGTGAAGAAATCTATGCCAGAGAAGCCGGCAAAACTGATCGAACATTAATCGGTTATCAATACGAAAACAAAACAGATTCAAGAACCAATGACGGTCGCCCATTACACGAACACCTGCGCGAAGATCAATTGTGGGGGCAAATTCGGCGAGCCGCTAGGACAAATACGGCCTTGCAATCTGTGTTAGATCGTGCTATAATAATATATCATCTAAGTAAAAACAATGGCAAAGAATAAACACGTAGACCTTTTTAAAGACATTATTCCTGCAGTAGATCTAGGAGTCAAAGAACTTTGGGATGCTACTACAGACGAAGGTCGAAAAGAAATTAAAGGCGACTTTTGGAATTTAAATCGTTACATTAGTAGCGTTAAAAGTTCCAATAGAGAAATACAAGAACACTTTGTGGAAATCACAAATGAAATCTACAATAAAAATTGGGCGGCAATACAGCAACATCCCAAATTGGTTTGGATGTTGTTGTGCCTGTGTAGTTATGGTGATGGTAAAACACATTTTCACGAATACATACCTTTAAAAAAATCCAAGAATAAAAAAGAAGAACTAATTTCTCAATTCTTTCCTAATATGAAATACAATGATATTGAAACTCTTGCCGCAATTACCACAGACAAAGAAATTAAAGAATACTGCCAAGACCTCGGTTGGGATAAAAAACAAATTGCAGAACTTAAATTATAAATGCGAATTCTGTGAAAAACTTTTCGCCAAGGAAAAAACACTCTTTGTTCATGTTTGCGAACAGAAACGTCGTCATATGTCAAAGACAGAAAAACACGTTCAAGCAGGCCTCCTAACCTATCAGAGATTCTATGAAATTACCCAAACGGTCAAATCTACTAAAAGTTTTGATGATTTTGCTAGTAGTCCATACTATACTGCTTTTGTTAAATTCGGAAGTTTTCTAATTAATACATCGCCAATATATCCAGAACGATTTATAGACTATGTGATCAAAAGTGGTATCAAACTAGACCATTGGTGTCGTGATGAACTTTATGATACCTATGTTTCTGAATTGATAAAAATAGAACCCGCCGATGGAGCCATTCAAAGATCGATTAAAACCATGATGGATTGGGCCAATGTGAACAATGCACAATGGGAACACTATTTTGCCTATGTTAATCTTAATAGGGCCACTCATGACATTAAAGAAGGCACAATTAGTCCTTGGCTGGTGTTAAATACAAAAGCAGGCAAAGAGATGTTGACAAAAATGAATGACGAACAATTGGCCATTGTTGAGCCATACATTGATCCACAATTTTGGATGAGAAGATTTAAAGCACTGCCTGCTGATGTTGAATTAATAAAAGATG